ACTAATGCAGGTGTTTGAGTTATTGATAGAGACATTTATAAATCGTTTATATAATAACCTAAATTATTTTAAAAGTATTTGATACTACTTTAAATCATCAACTGCCTTACTGATTTGTTCAACAACCATTTTACCAATTTCATCCATATAATCATTAATCATTGAGTCTACTATTGGAGAATAGATTGCTTGTTCAGCAAAGTTAATTGAGTCAGTATTTCCAGTCTTTTGATTTTCAACTGTATTAGATACCGTTGGGTCATTCCACCACATACCATACTCTGCTCCAGGAGGTGCATAGTTAATTTCAAAAGAGAATGATTTAGTTTTAGGATTTACCTTTAAAACCTTATCAGGAGTATTTGCTCTTGCTAAAGCACGTTTAAGATTACCAGGTCTTTTACGACCAGAACCTTTTAAACTTTGTGGTGCTTTAGCAACAGTTAGTCCTCCTATCTGTTTTGCTATGTCTTTTAATGTAGGCATGTTAAGAATTATTTATAATAAACCATCCTACTGTATCTGCATCTCCATTACCATTAGAAGTAATTGTGAAACTACCTGCTGATTTAGCAGTTATTGCTACCATATGTGCGTTAGTTAAAGTTTGTTTAGTCAACATAATGATTGAGTTTGCAGTCACCAAACTATTCGATACTGTTACTGTACCTGGATTAGCTCCGTCTAATACTGCCGTTCCTGCTTGTTGATTACTACCAGTTGTAAAGTTTACGGCTGATTTCATTAACCATGCACTTCCTGTATATTGTGCTCTTATATTACCACTACCATCTGCAAGAATAATATTATTACTAAATGACTCTCCCGTACTACCTTGATATCGACCCAATATTGTATTATTACTACCTGTAATGTTATTAGCAGCTGACTCACCAATATAAGTATTATTACTTCCGTTTGTTCTAAATCCTGCATTACCTCCTATTGCAACGTTTGATGCACCTGTTGTAATTTGATTCAAAGCATTGATACCAATAGCAACATTACCATTACCAGTTAAATTGTTTGGCATTGTTTCACTACCTAATGCAAAGTTATTACTTCCACTTGTAATCAATAATGCGTTATTTCCTATTGCAACGTTTTGTGAAGAACCACTTGCAAATCTCATTGCACCATTACCAATTGCAATTGATATTGTATTACCTACTGCTAAAGGTTGTGCACCCGCACTACCCATACCTAATGCATTCAAACCAATTATTACGTTGGTTGTATTAGCACTTCTATCAACCGATAATAAACTACCTGATATTGTTACACTACCAGTTACAGTTTGTGCACCTGCAAATGTTGAACTACCAGATACATTAAATGTACCTTCAACAAATGTATTACTTCCAGAGTCAATTAAGAAACCTGTTTTTCTTACTCCTGAACTAGTTCCTGTTCCTACTGCAAATATAGTACCTGCAGTTGAATTTCTTCTACCATCGTTTACATTATATCTACCAAAGAATGCAGAACCATTTGTCGTACTATTATTACTAGAACCTGTTACAATTAAAGTGTTACCATAAATTATAGTATTGGTAAGTTGTTGATTAGTACTTGCACTTGTTGCATTTATAAATAATGTATTACTTGTTCCACCTAATATATTATTATTAAATCCAGGTTGTGTTACACCTACAAAATCACTTATACCTGTTGCCAACATTATGTTTGAAGAACCTATAATTAAATTTCTATTTGCTCCAGTAGAACCCAGTCCTAAACTACTTGTATAATAGTTATTAGTCAAAGTAAATCCACTATCAGCTACTATATTATTTGAAAAGGTAACTGAAGATGAATTTAAATTTAAGGTTACAACACCATTTATATTATTTGTACTAACAGTTGCACTTGATGTAAGAAATTCTCGATTTGCAACTACGTTTAAAGTTCCTTGAATACTATTTGTTGAAAGTGTTAATCCACTAACTAATTTCTCAGCGTTATTAGCTGCACTACTTCCTATGTTTACATTTCCTTGCATAACATTAGATGCCATTGTCCATGTAGATGAACTAACTGGTCCTCTCATACCCACAAGGCTTACACCATAGTTACTATTCATTGCAATAGGGAATGCCATAGAACCACTTATTTGTGGTATAGAAGTTGCTACAAGGTATATATTTCCATTACCACCTACATATTTCTTAAATCCTGCAGTTGCTGAAGTTTGATTTGTAAATATATTGTTACTACCCGATACAATAGTATCTATACTACCAGTATTATTCTTAAAAATTAAGTTTACAAACGTATTTGCAGATGCAGTTATATGTGATGATGATGATGTAAATGTTTTTGCAACTAACATTAAACTACCTGATGTAGGAACTAATGTAGATGCATTACCTGCTGCATCTTGAAATGTTTCGTTTCCAATAAATGTATTTGACCCGGTTGTTGCGAAACTACCTGTGTCAATGCTTCCACCTCCACCACTTCCTGTATTTACAGTAATAGCAAATGTGGATGCATCTCCTTTTGTAAATGTAATTGTATTTAAATTTACCGATGCAGTTACTAATGAACTAGCCGTTACAGATGATGAAACAAATCCTAATCCAGTTATTTGAGCAGATGAACTAATTGTTCCTGCAGGTATAGTCCCACCACCACCAAAAGATGATGTTGCTACGGTTGTAGTTCTACCACTTGCATCTCCTACCCAAACATATCCTTGTTGTAAAGACGCAGTTAAACTACCAGTTAATTCAAAATTTTGTTCTACATATAATCCACCATTGATATGGACACCTTCTGTTGTTGGATTATTTGAATTGATGTATATATTAGCACCTGAGTCAGTTGCAATTATTAAATTATCACCAGGAAAATTTCTAATTTCATCAGTTCTTAAAATACTTCCTGATGCTATCGATTGATTACCATAGAATATATTACTACCAGTTGTTGCATAACTTCCAGTTGCTGCAATTAATTGATTTACTTTACTATCGTTAGATGCAGTGTAAGAATTAAATGAAGATGTTGTTACAAAACTACCTGTGTTTATTGTACTACCACTTATATCAGGAATAACTACACCAAATGTAGAGCTATCACCTTTTGTGAATGTCAAAGTATTTCCACTAAATGATGCAGTAATTAAAGATGATGCGGTTACAGATGAACTAACAAATCCTAATGCAGTTATCTGTGCAGATGAACTTATTGTTCCTGCAGGTGTTGCTCCACCAAACGATGATGTAGGTACTAATGTATTTCTATTATTGCTATCACCAACCCATGCATACCCTTGTTGTAATGATGCACTTAAACTACCTGAAAGGTATAAGTTTCCACCTGTGTTTACTGATACTCCAATTGAATTACCCAAACCATCTTGCAAACCAATTAAAGTTGCAGATGCCGTATTGTTAGTCGCTAAATGAATTAGTGATTGATATGATTGTGAGATATAAAGATTACTTAAACTACCCATTATTTTTATTTTATATTTTTATACTGTCGACCATGTTCTAAATTCAGCATCTACTCCACTCCATGCTGCCGGAGTTGTAGACCAAACTTTAGGATTTATCCACAAATTACACAATTGGCAAGTTTGAATTATCCCTGGTTGAAGTATTGGAAGATTTACAAAATCCCAATCATCATCTTCAATTGGCTCTACTATTGTATAACACACTAAGTTACCATATGTATTTGATAGACCTGGTGATTTCAATGTAGAAAATACTCCACCAACAACGGATGGATATTGACTTGGGTCTAATATAGCTTTATATCTTTGACTAGTTAAACAATCTTCAATTATAAAACCTTGTTCATTAGCTATTACTAAAAAAAAAAGACAACGATTTTTGTCATTGTGAGTTGTAAGAGTAAACTCCGCAGTCCAACCCGCCAGACCATTGTCAAACCTATCCGCAAAAGGGGTGCATATAATGTCCTCATTGATTTCAAAATTCTGGACACCTCTTTGTGTGTAAGAAGTTAAATCGTTGAGTATTGCAAGTGTATTTGCGAATATGTCTACTTTATCATTGACTTGATAATAAGGAATAGTTTGTTCGTTATTTCTAGGGTCTGATTCGTTATCTTTATTCTTAACTTTATCAGCAATCATTAACTGAACTCTGAAATTAGTAACAGATGTACCAAAGTCAGATTCTAATATTTGTAAATTACCAATTGGATATTCTGTAAATTGTTTATCATCGAACTCTGCAATATCTCCCAATGTCACCGCTTGAATAGAAGGGTGATTTGACATTATTGTTCTAAAATAATTAACTACATTATAATAAAGTGTGTAGTTAGTACCTGTGTTATTTATAATTGGTGTTGCCATATTAATTTGGATATAATTCAAATAGACAACGATTCTTGTCGTTGTGTGTTGTTAAAGTAAATGTTACCACCCATCCTGCTAATCCGTTATCAAATCTTTCTTCAAATTGTTTACAATTAATTGCACCATTGATATCAAAGTTAGTAACTCCTCTTTGAATAAAAGAAGTTATGTCGTTTATAATTGCAAGTGTGTTTGACCAAATATCCATTAAATCATTTACTCCATAATAAGGAATAGTTTGTTGATTCGTTCTATCATCACTTTCATTGTTAAGATTCTTAATCTTATCTGCAACAATTATTTGTATTTCATAATCAGTTGTAGTTGTTCCAAATCTAGTTGATGGTATTATAACATTAGCAACAGGGTATGCAGGAAACTCTCTCTTATCAAACTCATCAATCTCTTCGGTTGATACTGAGGTAATAGATGGATGTTGTGCCATATACTCTGCAAAGAAATTAATCAAATTGTAATAATTTGTATAATTTACATTTGTATTTGTTACTAATGCACTCATAGTTATTATAATTGTATACCACCGAAATATTGATTCGATTGGTCAGGATATATTTGAGTTTGATTACCGATTGATTGTAAGTATTGAGGTATGTTATTACTATATGCAATTAGATAGTTTTGTAATCTTAATGCATAATAGTCAGCGTTATTCAATGCCTTAGCTAATAAATAATCTATTTCACTTTTAGAAGGTGCAGTACCTTGTTCACTTTGTTGTTTAATACTACCATTAGATTTAAACTGAACAGAACTAAACGGAATATATTCAACGCAAGAATACCACATCAATGCATTTTTAACATAGTCATCTAATAGGTCTTGATAATATACTGACAAGTTGTCCACATTATTTGCAATGATTTGTGCCTGTAAATAATCAAATAGAATTGTACCTAAAAGATTCTTTAAGTATTTATCTTGTGCAGTTCTTACAAATGGTAATAGAGCATCAGCATCTATCGCACCCTGTAATGGAGTGTTTTTAATTATATCGTTTCTATTAATAAAAAGTGCGTATGCCATAATTTATTTTTGTTTAAATGTTTCGTATTCTCTTTCAAAAAATGCACTACCAAAACTTACATTAGGTCTAGGTTCACTTTCGAATGTACCATCTTGTGTTGTTTGGTCACCTGGGTTTTCTTGGGTTGCAGGATTTTCCATAGACTTATTTGTTTCATCTTCAACTTGGTCAATTGATTTACCTGTTTCTTCTGCAGTTTGTGATAATAAAACTAACGGAGTTAATTGTTCAAAGTATAATTCCATATTATCATATCCACCTTCTGTCAATGCCATATCTAATGCATTTAACATTAAGTTTTGGAATGGACTAATAGTCATTGTTTGTAAGATAGAGAATGCAGTTTTCATTTCTTCTGATTGTGAAGAGAAACCATTGTTTTCAGTTCTGATACCAAATAATAAAGGAGAGGTTACTCTATGTGCTACAAGTATTCTATCTTGTGTGTATTTTGCTACATAGTCATACTTCTCATGTAAATTAGGAATATCAATTACGTCAAGCGTTGGTTTAGTTGCAGGGTCATCGTTGAATGATAACATAAATCTACCTGCGTTATCCGTACCTGTGAATTTAGCTTGTACTAAATCTTCGATTGTTTCTCTTTCTTCAGGAGCAGGTACACCATTATTAAAGTTTAACATTACTGCCGGTAAGAAACCATTTGTAATATTGTTTAAATGTAAGTTAGAGATTTCACCTTCACTTACTGCGAATTGCATTGCTGCAACCCAATCAGGTAGAGAATAGTAATATAAACCTGGTGAGTAATTCTTAATGTAAAGTATTTCACACTTCTCATTACTGGTACCAAATGCAGGTATTCTTTTTTTATTTTTAATCTTTCTATGGTCGTTCCAATCTGTACAATAGAAATAATTTTGTATCTTTGGATGTGAGTCTAATTTCTCTGCTCTTAAATATTGAACAGGTACGTGATACATTTTAATTATCTTTGTATGTTCGTCATTCCAATATACTTGATACGCACCATTGCCATACAACTTTAAATCAAATGCTACTCTCTTTGTTTCTTCCTATGGAATTAACTTTTGTAATATTTCATTGAATGCTTTATCTTTAGAGTATACACCCTTACCATATATTAAATCAGCAATACCTTCGATACATGCTGAGTTAGTTGTACTTACATTATAAGTCATAGTAACTGCATCAAAGAAATCATCGTGTCCATAAACACCGAATGGTATCCAATTATATCGTGTTTTAGTATCTTCCGTTATAAAAGGAAGCTGATTGTTATTTACATTAACGATTGAGAATTTTTGTTGTTGTTTCATATTAAGTCAAAATTATGTATCTGTTTTCACTAGCGTGTGAAGTTACTGGTGGTATTTGGTTTTCGTATACCGATTTGTCTATTGATTGTGATGCATATACTTGTACTGAACCTTGCCATATTGCATTGCCTGTTGCATTGCCTGGATTAGTTGCTGCATCTTGATTATAAAGTGTTGCTCTATATTCGGCACCTTGATATGCACCACTAATACTTCCTGTAAATCCAACAAAGGATTCATATGGATTATAAGACATACTTGCCATTGACATGGTTAAGTTTTGTAAAGTATACATATCTTGTAAAGACATTGTAAACTCATTGGAGCCAGTAGGTTGTGTTCTAAATGTATACTCGTTTGATTGAGATATGTAATATGCTAGCATTATCTATTGTTTATCTTGTCTGTATCTAATAATAACAAATAATTATCTAATAATAGTTAAAATAAAAAACCCCCTACGTTTTAAGTAGAGGGTTAATATTTTGTATGTTATACTGAATTAAGCAGCTGAACCATAAACTATTGTATAGTTTGCAGTTAAACCACCTAATGCGTTACTTGTTGTACTTCCTGAAATAAATGCTGCTGGTAATTGTTCCATACCTGTGAACGTTACTGAATAACCATAAAGGTCACCCAATGCCGCACCTGTTTGAATTGTACCTGCAGTTACATCTGCTCCTAATTTTTCTCCAACCAATAATGCATCTCCGTTATTTGTCCAAACGATAATTTGAGGACGACCATAAGCCATAAGCTTTAATTGAGTAGTCATCTCGTTTGTTAACTTTTTTAAGTTAAGTAATAATTCTTGTGAAAAGAATGTAGTACCGTTGTCTCTTGAAGTCGTAACAGTTTCTGTATACGCACTTGAACCTTTTAATTGGTAGAAATATAATACACTACCTGAAGGTACTGCAGTTACTTCACCGCTTCCGTTTTTAGTGAAAGAGCCAGTTGTATAGTTTACGAAGTATACTCCTTGTATACCTCCGATTGATTCTTTACAAACTTCTTGTCTTCCAGCTGATAAATTACATGGCATATCTGTTAAGTTTTATTTTTGTTAATTAATATTAGTATGCTCCGTAGTAAACGATATCTTGTCCAACACCGAACTGAACACCAGATGTAAATCTCATTACAATTCTGTAATTTTGAGAACCATCAATGTTAGCCATGTCGATTACTTTTGTTTCGTTATAGTCAGATAATAAACCTGTACCGAAGAATAAGTTAGATTTTTGAGCTGCAACGATTTTGTTAGTACCCATACCTGGACACATTACCATTTCAATACCATTAGAGTTCATTGGTTTTTCACCTACGTTCAATTGATTGTTGAAACCATTTGCACCTAATCCACTTGCACCACCGCCTGCTAATGCAGCTTGGTAATCTCTTGCTACGTCAGTTGATACATAAATCAATAAATCTGGCTTACCAAATACCGCTTTAGGGATAGTTAAGTAAACATCAGTTAATTTAGAGATTACAGTTGTTGAGTCGATACTACCAGAGATGATAACACCTGTACCAGCACTTCTTGCAGGTAATACTGCTGTTGCTCCACCCGCTGCAATTGAAGCAGAGAATAAAGTTTGGAATCCTGTGAAAGAACCATTAGTTGCAGTTCCAGCCCAGATGTTTTCTTCAGTTGCTTGAGCTACTGTTCCACCTACATAAGAGATTAAGAAGTCGTTAAAGTTCTTAGGGATTTCATCAAAAGCTGAAAAACCTAATTGTAAAGCTTCCCATGATGCTACAAATTCTTGCTTACATAATAGTAAGTTAACTTGTAATTCTTTTGGTGTTAAAATTTGTTCAGTAATAGCTACGCTACCTGAAGTTACGAAGTCGCAAGAAGCATCTTGTACGATACCACTTACTGCTAATTTTTGGATTACAGATTTGTACTTCACGTTTGGCATGATAGTAACAAGCTTCTTATCCAATGTGTTTGCACTTAACAACGCTGCTGCGATGTATCCTGCTGCTGCTTCACCCGCGTAGGTAGTTGCAGTAATAGTAGGAGGTGCTGCGAATTTTTGTAATTTGTTCATTGTTTCCTTTTTTGGATTTTTAATAATTTTATTTATAAAGTTTAGATAAGAATGTAGATTGTGAATCTGTTGTTTTCTTACCATAGTTTTTTCTATTTGTTTCAGCTGAGAATCTAGTTGCTTCTTCCATTGGAGCACCATCTAATTTTGGTAACTCTTCTTCTTCTTCTTCATCAGGCTCCGCAGACATTTTCATTCCTGCAACTTCTTGAGTTACTTCTGAATCTACTGGTGGCATCATTGCTTCCATTTTAGTTTCCATTTCTTGGATTCTGTAAGACATCTCTTCGATTTTCTTAACCATGTCACCTAAGTTAATTTCTACTTCTGACTCATCTTCTTTGGTTGCATCTTCTGGGATTGGCATTACTTCCTCAGTTTCTTCTGCCATTAAAGTTCCAGATTTGATTTGATTAGTTTGGTCAGGTACTACGTTTACTTCTAATACATCTCCTGATGCAGAAGGTAAATCTTCAACCTTTACAGTTTCTAATTCTACGTTTTCTCTTTCAGAAATCTTACCATCCTTAACGAATACTTTAATTAAGTTCTCATTACCTGACTCATCTTTTAAAGATAATTCATGCTCACCATCTGGTGCAGGGGTTTTAGTACCATCTTCTGATACTACGAATAAATCTTCACCTACATCGAATGTTGCAGATTCAACGATTGTTCCGTCTTTCAATTTTGCGTAAGTTAATTCAACTTCCTTATCCATAGATAAAAGTCCTAATATCTTACTTAATACAGTTTTTGAATTCATTGTTTAGTTGTTTATAATGTTAATAACAAATGTGTTAAAAAAAATAGTTATTTTTATGTAGTTAATGTTCCGTTTGATGTAAATGTGTGATATACAAAGGAGCCTGATTCAATTATACTATTACCACCATATGCTCTTTGTGGTGCAGGGTATCTAATTATAACACTACCACTTCCACCATCACCTGGTCCTCCACCATTCGAACCTTCTCCTCCACCGCCGCCTCCGAATACATTAGACCCGCTTTGTGCAAATATTGCTGCACCACCTTCTGTTCTGCTTCCACCATTTCCACCACCTCCGAGTCCTCCAAGACCTGTTGCGATACCAGTCACTCTACTATTACCAGCTCCGCCGCCGCCACCATAATAAATAGCATTTAACCATACAGAGCCATTTCCTCCACCACCTGGTGCTTGTACAGGAGTAACAGGACACCCACCATCATTTCCATTTTCAGAAGAACCACCACCACCTCCAGCTGCTTGTAATCCTCCACAAGTAACAGATGACCCGGATATAAATCCATTACCAGACCTACCATCATTTCCACCAGGTGAATAATATGTTGTACTACTTTTAATTTGTAATGATGATGTTTCACCATTTATATTTGAAACAGTTCCACCTGCACCAACTGTAATATTAAATATATCTCCTGAATATGTTGCAATAGAGCCACTTATAATTCCGCCTCCGCCACCTCCATGTGCATTTGGTAAAGTGCCACCTCTAGCACCTCCACCGACTATTAAATAATCTATTAAAAACTCTTGTCCTCCTGCAAATGCAAATGGTGTAAATCTCATTATGATAAGTTTTTAATTGCTGATGCGTATATAGTTGAATTGTCAAATGTTATGAATGTAAGTATATCTTTATACGAACTACTAACAGATGCAGTATATTGATTACCCGGAGTAAACTTAAATGTTGAATTATATGATAAACTACCTGAACCAACAGCTGCTTGAGTTACTAATAAGTTTATAGTTTGTCCTGCTTTAATATTAGATGCTGCTAATTGAGTTGTACTTCCAGATACTAATGTCAATGTAAAGAAGTTACCATTTGATAAATTCATACTTGCAGTGTTAGATACAACACTTAAAGGTATTACATTTCCTAATACACTACCTGTTATTGTTTGACTACCACTAAATACATTACTACCTGTTGTTGCAAAATATGAATTACTTACATATTGAGATGCACTAAATGAATTTAAACTAGTTATAGAAATATTAGTAGATGCAGTATAAGCATTAAACGAAGATGTATTTAATTTCGTATCAATGTTTGCCTGTAATGCTGAAGAAGATGCATCTAACTCACCTTGCGTTGCATATCCACCACTTAATGAAGCAGACAAACTTAATAATTGTGATATCGACGCAGTTGCTGATGTATTAAAACTATTTTGAGATGCTGTGTATTGATTTAAATTACTAACTGAACTATTTAAAGATGCAGTAGTAGATTCAATATTAGTTAATCTTAATAATGTAGATGCACTAAACTGATTTAAATTACTTATAGATGAGTTAGTAGATGCAGTATATGCATTGAACGAAGCAGTACCTATCTTTGTATTATCATTTATCAAACTAATGTCAGCAATATTTCCACCAACATTTGCAGTAATACTTGCAGTCATCAACCCACTAAAATTAAATCTAGTAGCATTACCTAATGTAATACCTGCTGATTGTATTTGATTTATCGAACCTGTGAAAGCAGTTAACTGAGAAGTTTGTGATTGTAATACTGAAACAGAATTATTCAGAGAAGAAGTTGCTGCATTGTATCCTGTATTGATTGTTAACTGACTTGCAGTAAATGTATTCAATGCAGTAAACGATGGTTGTTGGGATGCAGTAAAAGCATTCAATAAGTTAATTGAATTAGTTACTGATGCTGTAAATGATTGATATGGTATTTCATTTACCAATGAGTCAATCATATTAACATTAAACGCTCGTAAGTCCGAAGGTGTAATCTCACCTGCATTGTTAGTAGGGAATGATTGATTATTATCAACTATAAGTGCTTGCTTTGATATTTGAGACATATCTTTATTTTATTTTTACTGATTTACTTGTTCGAAACCTTCATCATATCCATCACTAAATCCACCGCCGCCTGTTCTATTAGGTGATTGTATGTTTCCAATACCTTGCTGCATCAATGCTCCATTGCAACATTTAACATCATAGGTATCACTATCTAAACATAAACAACCTCTCCTACTATTCTTTGGTGAACTTAATCCACGAGTAGGGCCTATGTAAATACCAGATTGATTCTGTCTATTGACTGAATATCTTAGATTACCATTTCTGCTATTGCTCCAAATGCCTCCCATAGTTTCGTTTTAGTAATAACAATAAACATTTGAAAAATTGTTATCTCATCTTTTTCATTGCTTCGTTGTGTAGTAACGTATCTGTTTTATTTCTATCCGATTTGTATGCAAGATATAATAAACACTTCTCTAATGGTTCTTTCGTAACCGATTCTATTTTTGTAATATCTCCGCAGGCGAGGTCAATGAGTGTGGAATAAGCCGACCACTTCTTTCCAAAATTTGCTTGATGTTGGGATGTATATCCTTCACCATCGTAGATTTCAGGATACCGGTCAGCAAGTCCATTAATAAATTGACAAAAAAAAACAATGCACCGAAGTGAACATCCATACCTACTTTTAAAAACAATTCTTCTCTCATCTCACCATCGTATGCTTCAATAGAATACATCTCACCTTTCTTATGTTTGATAGGTCTATATAGCACAGACATTATCTTTGCCCAATTCTTATCTATTGTTAAGTCTTTGTATTGTGTTATGTCTGCGAATGCACCATATGACATTTGAGATAGGTTAGGTTCAAATCCATATTCTATTCCTTCTATCTTTATAATTCTTTGTATAGGTAAATCAGTATGACCTAAGAAAGATTCTAATTCTGTTTTAACTAATGCGTAATCATCTATTGAAATACTTTTTAAATACTTTGGTTCTAGTCCGCATAGGTGATATAACATTAACGCAGTGACTGCATCTGCATCATCTTTGTATGCTTCTAATTCATTCTGTAATTCTATCCATTGTTTCAAAGTAATGTCTGCGTAAGACGTTGGTACTTTTAACTCTAATTCTTTTACTGCCATAAGTTTAATGCTTTTAATATGTTTGTCAATCTTGTAACTTTCTTTTCTTCTATTTCTAATTTGGTGTTCATCATTATTAGTTGTGCAGACTTATCATCTACTTCTTGCTGTAATTGTTTAGCATAGAGTATCAATTCTCTTATCTCATCACTTGTCCACATCTGCGGTCTCGTGTCACTAAATCCATTATTTAAATCTATATTTTCCATTAGTATTTATATTGTCCTATTGTAATTGCATATGTACCTTTCCTTTGTGCTTTCTGACTTAACTTCATCATACAACAATACCTTGCAGCATCTATTAAGTGGTCTAATCCTCCTTCAGGTGTGTCAGTAGTATAACCATGTTTGTCAGTTGAGTATTGGTAGGCATACATCTCATTAATTAAGTTCTGTGATGTTTTAAGTATTTGTATCTTATAGTTTTGCATTACACCTATACCAAACTTAATACTATCCTTTCCTTTTACAACAGGCTTAATGTTAAACCCACTTCTATATAGTTCTTCTATTAGTCTTGGTTCTGCACTATCACCCCATATCTCTTCACTCTTTTGTATATCCAATGAATTTAATTTAGCTACTATGTCGTTTGTCACTAATCCTTTTTCGTAAATAAGTTCTTCCAAAAAGATTGTATCACTATTTTTATATACTGCACATAATGCCGTTGGGTCAGAACTAAATCCAAAGTCAATGCCAAATCCAACGAAGTCAGCGTCAATACTATCACACAAATCAAATTGAAAAATTGCTTTATCATTTGGTGCAAACTCACCCTTACCATATATCTTCCAGTATTTCTCGTTAGTGTGTTGTAAGTTCTCAATAGCATCTACCATTTCTTTTGGTAAGTAAATATTATCTCTGTATGTCGTTACATATCTCTCAACCTCTGGCATTGTTCTAAGCCAATGGTAAGGACTAACTGTCGGGTTGTAAGCAAGTATGATTTTGCCTGAAGTTCTAATAGATAACTGAAAATAACTTTCCTCATCAATCTCACTTGCCTCATCAATAAAAAGAATAGTAGATTTAATACCACGTAACTTATCAGCATCATCAGTAGAGAGGAATTGAATAGTAGAATCGTACAAATTATAGATGCGGTCAGTAATATTATAGTTTTCATCTTGCCATATGTTTAGTCCCTGTAAGATATCCTTAAAATCCTTTATTACGGTGCGTTTAAGAGAGGGTATTGTTTTTCTTACTATTGTTATTGTTTCTTTATTTTCTATTGCCTTTACTATCAGGAATTGCAATACAGCATATGTCTTACCACTTCTTGTTCCCCCTATGTGTTGTGTGACTCTGCTTTGACTATCTAATAGATTT